AAAGCGTCCTCACAACGGCTCAGACCCATTGAGAATAAAGTATCCAATAGCTGTCTGATTTTAAGACCCCAGCGAGATATTGCCTGTTGGCTCACCCCATATTTTCTGGCCCACCATTCCTGTGTATGACCTTTTCTACCCTTAGCCCACAACAAGACTATGTCCTTAACAAACCACCTGTCTCTTCCAAGTGTTTTGGATAGGTAGTGTATAAGCATGGCCGTTTCCATCACAGTACCACCTGTAAAATACGTCATCACGGCGGCGTGTTCACCACCTCTACAAACACGATCAACGTTGTGCAAAATCAATGCGGCCTCCGCAACCTTTTCCCAAGGGTTCAACCCCGGCATAAACTCCCTGTAACCTTCCTTTCGGCCCATGTCCCACACGCTTGGGCCATCTATTATTGGTGTATTAACTCGTCTTAATGCCCATCCTATTGCCTCATAACCGGAGGCGAAACCATCTTCCATGACTTCATAAACCCCTTGACCCACTCGATTGCACGACCATCTTTGACGTGCGTTGTTGTAGCCCTTAGCACTAATATGTTGTGCATAAGAGCCTCATTATATTTTTCAACATCTTTTTCAAAACCCGTTTTTGAGGTGTGTCTAGACCGCGCCATGAATGTTCCACCCTCTATCTCCAGAGCAAGATCGTAGCTATTAGAGATAACGTGATCAGGACATAGCCAGAAAAAATCAAGACGCCAGCGGCGTACTGGGTGAAACCTATGCTCCCTGACAGGCTCAGGCAAGCCTGAATTCCTGATCTGCACCAGCATTTGTTCTTCTACTTCACTAACAGATGCCATCGTATAGACTCCCATTAAAGTATTTGTCTGGCTTGCGTGGCAAAGCATTGTCGGCCCCTCTCACTGCCCACCTTCTGAAGTTCTTGCAATCAACTTCAAAGTAATGGCAAACATCCCAATACTCACACCTCATAGGTACATCACAAGGACATCTCTCAATGCCTTTGACTTCACTGGTCGCTATGGCGTCGCTTAATTTTTGAAATGCTAGGTTCACAAAAATGGCCCGGCAAGCCGGGCTGAAATTAGGACTGTTTTAGACAGCCTTCTTATGACTAATAATTGGCTCGTCTATACCTTCACCGAAGACTGCCTTAATTTGTAAGTACACCTCATCTAATCCGCTTTTCTTCATGTACTCCCACTTATCTCTTTTTGTTTTTAGTGGAACTAATCGATAGCCGTCATCGGGTTTCCGATACGGAGTGAAGAACCCAAGGCTCTCTCTTACGCGCCTAGAGCGTCGCCCCACCGTGACCCCTTGAGGTGTTCTCTACAGCGCTCACCCCAATCGCTTTTAGTCTCTTCTGGGCGTCTCTCTAAATTAATATTCTTCAGAGTCTCAGCCAATAGTCTCAAATGAGGTTTATTAAAAGCCTTTGTCCAATGCCAACAGCAATACTCAAGATCATCTATTTTAATAACACTCTCTTCCTCACACTCATTACACGTCACTGTGGCCGATCTATACTTCGGGCTTTCTACAGCAAGCTGAGGAACAGGATTTTGCCAGCGACCACCATTCAACCAAGTGGCTGGCATTGGTAATCGGGCTATGAATACATCAGCCCGTTTCCGATCTTCGGGTGTTGGATATTTATCGAAAACCCTACTGCGATAGGCAATCTGATCCTTGAGTCCTTGCATCAAAACGTTCTCAGCGTGGTGTACCCAGTCTTCCCGAGGAAAGCCCGGCTCTTTATAGAACACCTTTTGCCATGCCCGTTCTGCATCCTTCCTGTTTTGCTTGGCATTCTTTGGCCACAACTCCCACCAGCGGTCGAAGAGTTCTATGAGGACATCTTCATCTGATAACTGTTCTGTTAATTCCATGTCTGTTTCTCCATAACCCATACCCATTCAACGGGGATTAGTCCGAGGGGCTGAGTTCTATCGGATCGTTAACCTTTGTCGGGAGACTCAACCAACTCTTTTCGACGGTGGCGGGCGCTAGGGTCGAGCGGCGATAGGTTTACCGTTCCTATCTACTGACCACCGAATACCAATCATACGAGATTAGTGTGGTTGATGCAACATATAATAATTTGCTTATGTTATGAGGCTATATACGGAAGATTATGAAGAAGACAAACCCACTGTTTAGGTGTCTGTAGACCCTATAAAACAAGTGTTTCTTGAGGGCTAACCCCCAGTACCCTGTAGGGTAGTAGCGGGTAGGGGGGGTTACAGTGAATTACAAGCAAATAAATTAGAACTGCATATTGTATGATATTGTATATTGAGGCATAATTGGGTATGCTTGAAACTTCTCCATCATCGCAGAGGGATGTGGTTACCGAGTCCCAAATATCGGTAGCGCTTCGTTATGTTGTTAGTCAAGGAACCCGGGGCTAGTTTTTATTCCTCCTCCCTAGCTCCGGTGTTTCCTAAACCCACCACTTGGCGCTCAAAGAAATACAAGCGATGGATAGAGACACAGGACTGTATGTTGTGCGGTCACCCCGGCTGGGATGACAACCAAATCATCACCCACCATGCCATTGGCATACCGGGTCTCGACCTTGGGAAGATGGGGGGAAAGGCAAATGACTCATTTGGGATTCCCTTGCACGTCACCTGTCACAGGCAGTTCCATGACCATTTCAGCAACTACAAAGAGGATCAAATCACATGGCTGATCAGAACAATGGAGACAGCGATAAGAAACTTCGCGCCGACCCCATGAACCTAACGGATATCGAGAACATCGAGATGCTCATTCGTGAGAACGCCGGAGAGATTGCGGTGATCATCAAACGCATCATGCAAAGATATATTGGTGAGAACCCCATGAGCGAAGCAGAGATGGAACTCGCAACATTTTTGAACGACTGCGTTTTAATCAAAGAGGTGGACGAGTTAGACCCAATAGAAGCAATGCATCAAGAGGATAACCTTCCCCTGTACCGGGAGAGGAGCAGTCCCTCTGGAGGAAGAAATGATCAGTGATGACCGAGTAGAGAAGGCAATGTTCTATCTCTCTGAAACCGATATTCCTGCCGCTGAGGCAAAGGCTAAAGCCAAAGCCCTTGAGACTTACGGAAAGACAGTAAAAGCATTTGGCTTTCTGGAGTCATTAGGAACGGTTGCAGAGAGAGAGGCTAAATCCGTAATCACGACCGAGTACAAGGAATACATCACGATGTATGAGAAAGCTGTAGTGGTGTCTGAAACATTTTCCAATAAGAGGGCAACAGAGGCTGGCGTCAGAGAAGTATGGCGCTCACTACAAGCCAACAGGAGACAGGGGGTATGATCGAGCGTCACCCACTAGGGCGAGACAGCATTGTTGGAGGCCCAGCCGAACAAATAAGAGAAGCTATCTTTCTACTGTGTGCTGAGTTGGACACTTGGGTGGAAGATTCAGAGGAACTTGTTGATAAGTTCTCTCTCATAAAAGCTGGTGATTACCACTCTGCGCTAGATGGTCTGATTGAAGACATCCGCAGAACAAAAGAAAGAATAGGAAAGCCTCTTGGACTGTTAGAAGACGATGATTTTATTGTGCCACCACGATAGGAGAACGATATGGCAAGCGGAGTAGGATGGACAAAGAAATGCCGGAAATGTGGAAAGCAACGCCAAAAGATGTGGTTCCCTGCTCAAACCACTAGACCCGGTCAACTACCACTGTGTCAAACTTGTATGGAGGAAAGAAATGCGACTACCCACGGAAAATGATATACGTTTCCCAGACCCAGTAGAGTCTGGTCTGTCTATGTCAGAAGATGTAGACAAGATAGCCACTGCACTGAATAGGGCTATTGCCAAGATATATAACGCCCCCAAGACAACCAAAGGATACGGATACAATTACGCCGTTCTTGAAGATGTTCTAGACATTATCAAAGAGGCTTTTGAACCTAATGGTCTTTTCCTTATGCAATTCCCTTGGACTCCAAGCGAGGATACAGGTGGAGTCATCACGTTGGTGACCCACTCATCTGGCCAATGGATATCCTCTCAGTTTGCCATCAGAATTGATACTAGAAACAGCAAAAACCACAACCAAGCATTCGGCGCTCTACTAACATATATGCGCCGATATTCAGCGATGGGCGCAGCTTTTATGAATGGTGTAGGTGAAGATTTTGATGGACAACGCCCACCGGATGAAGATGAAAAAAAGTCTGTGAATGGGAAAAGCAAGGAAGAGAAGGAGGAAAAGAAGCAGGATTTGAAAATCAGAACCCCTATTCAACAAAGGACGATGGAACTTCTTACAGAGGCCGCTGTTAAAGGCGTGGACGATCTAACCTCAGCCTACAATGGACTTACCGATCACCAGCAAGACAATCTAACATCAATGGATAAGGCTTATCTGAAAGATGTGGCCCGAGGATTAATCAAAGACGAAGACGACGCTAATGTTAATCCAAGTTGAGCAGGGTTCAAGGGAGTGGTTTGAGGCTCGTAAAGGACGGCTTACAGCATCTGTTGCGGCCTCAGCCGCTGGTCTGAAGGGAGCATACTTGTCCCGTGCCGCTTGCTGGAAAACGTATATGGGTGAAGAAAGACCGACCAACGAGGCAATGCTCTATGGAAGTGAACATGAGGAAGTGGCCAGAGATGCGGGGGAGCGTGCAGTGGGTTCTCTCTCTTACCCTGTTGGGATTCATGTTAGCGATAATCACGATTGGATATCTTCTAGCACTGACGGCGTGTTCCATAAAATGGGCTTGCACGAGATTAAGTGCCGCCCAACACAACCCTATGAGGAAATCTCACCTCAACATATGGCACAAATACAAGTCCAACTTGAATGTGCCGGATACGAACGATGTTACTTCCAGTCATGGACACCAGACCAACAAAGAATCTGGATAGTACCGAGATCAAAAGATTATTTTAAGTGGCTATTGCCACACCTAGAGGAATTCTGGAAATATATAATTACCAGAGAGGAACCACCAAGGTTACCTAAGCGAAGGCGTTACCCACAAGAACTTCCACACAATATCATATACGAGGGAAATTCACATGGCATATGAAAAAAAGTATGAGCATAAACCGAACGAAGGAAGTCTCTTTTACAATGACAAAGAGAACAAGACAGAGCGTGATCCGTCATGGAAGGGGGATGGGGTTATTGATTTGGCGGAACTTGGGCTAGGCACAGGACGTGCCGATGTGTGGTTGAGCATATGGGTCAACGAAGGAAAGAAGGGCAAGTGGTTGAAACTTTCCGTTTCTCAGAAAGAGCCACGCGAGGAAAAGGTAGAGGAGAGCAAGCCAGAGACCAGCTTTGAAGATGATATCCCCTTCTAAAACAGACAAGGAAACATGGTGGGAATGGCATAAAAAGAACCCCCACGTTTATGCATTGTTTGAAAAGTTCTCTCTACAGGCTATCGGAAGCGGTAGAGAGAATTTCTCTCATTGGCTTATAATGAATAGGATAAGATGGGAGACAGCCATTACCACCACGGGTGATGAATTCAAAATTCGTAACGATTTCATAGCGTACTATGCACGGCTGTTTATGGCTCGCCACCCAGAGCATGATGGCTTTTTTACGATAAAGAAAATGAAGGCTGATAAGGTATGAATAAGAATTTTATGGACAAGCTGTTGACCATGAAAGAGGCATACGAATATACAGGCCTCCGTCGAGCAGCCTTCAATCAGCATATCAGGCCAGCAGTGCCACACTTCAGATTTGGCCGCACCATCTTATTTAAGAAGGAAGACCTCGACGCTTTTTTTGTCCGGCTAGAGGCTAAACACGTCTCTACCACCCTTCTCTATGAGAATGATTCTCTAGGTGGTTAATCAGTTACTTTTTTAGACCATACTTCTTTCCACCAGCGGCCTTGCGTGGCGCTGATGCCATCTTCCTTCGACCTGCCGCAGTAACGTTTTCTTTCAATTTGCTTCTTGCTCCACCGCGAGCGCCCAGTGTTTCATCTTGTCTTGCTTTATATCCTTGTTTCTTAGCCATTATCTCTCTCCGAAGTAAAAGTAATCAAACCCATCATTTGTAAGAATGTTTCTCTAATAATAAAATATTTTATGCTCTGACATTTATCCCCCTTACACACAACCAATTGGGGGGAATGAGCGAAGCTGATCGAACAGTGGTGGGACTCCCCCCACCCTAGCCTGTAATCAAAGGCTCCAGACGATCAACCAATCTTTTAATAGCCTCGCTTGGTTCCCTTCTTCTTGTAGCCAGATGCATAGGCCGCTCTCGCTTGTCTCGCCGCCCCCTGCTTACTGGGGTAAGTCTTGCCGCGATTGCCCCACTTGTAGCCACCCTTAACCTTTTTTATCGGCATGGATGCCTCCAGTAATAACCTCCCAATCTATCTCCGCAAGAGTCTCTGAAGAGATATCCCTCACCTCAACCTCAGCCTCTGACTTGGAAGGAATCAAAGCTGTGGCAACCCGTATATAAGAAGACGGGTCTTTCTCTCTTACCTCTGCAATCACGCTTTCTCCGTGCTTCTCAAAGTCAACAAGCATGGCATCCACGAACTTCTCAGTAAACTTGTTGCGATTACCTAGCCTTCGGCCACTCCTGTTTATCCTGGGGTCGTTTTTAATAAAGGGTTTTCCTTGCCCCCTTTTTTTTATCTCAGTCACTCCTAATCTCCGCTGGTAGGTGTTCAGCAACCTCCTGTCTCATCTCCCATATCTCCGGCCCCGAATCTGAAAAATTTCCACCCTGACTTAGCATATGATAACAAGCCGCCAGTTTTGCTCTCATTGTTTTTGCTCCAAGGAGAGCGGCATGGAATTGGGGATTCGTAGTAAGGGTCTGGGGGGGAAGTCGCATTTTTGTGCCTCTATCTTTTCTATGATCGTAAAATTCACTCATTGGTATGACTCCTTTCGAGGTAGTCTTCCAACTCCATTTTTTCGTACCTTCTACACAGGTACTTGAGACTCAACTCCATCATGTCGTAGTCCCCGTCCAATACATCGTTTAAGACTACAACGCCTTGCCAAGATTCCTTGGCTTGCGGCCCGAGATATTCTTCTCGATGCAGATAACAACTACCGCAAATTAGTGCGCGTTGCACCTGTCCGTTTGGAAGACTCCTAGCGGCAACATCTTTACCTTGCCTGTGGCCCTGAACCAGACTTAGCCCAACTGACCTCAAGATATTATGAGCTGTCCCTCCGTAGGCGCGCCCCGTGTATGGGGCGTAGAAATAATGAGTAAAATAAATTCCCCCAATTTCATTAACGGATTTGAACGGATAAAACTCCCAACCATCCCTGTTCAATAGATCATCAGAAAGAACTCCATCCAAGACAGGATGATCATCTATTAAACGCTGGAGTCTGTGTTCGTGGTTACCACCATGCAAATGGAACGTTGGTCTTTTCTTCATACGCTTGAGCGTATCCCAGAACAAGTCCATCGCTTGGTTACCAGCTTCTATATCTTCAACAACCCTAGCTGATTCCAGTTCCCTCCGGCTTGAGTATGATGAGAGAGATGGGAAGTCCCAATGATCTCCCATATGGACAACATGATCCCCTTCAGTGAGATAATCTTTAACTGCTTTAGCCGCCCACCTCATATGGGTGATGGGGACTCCCGGTTTAATTTGGGTGTCGGGTATTACCAGTATCTTCATACTTTCCACAGGGAATCTTGCTCATTAGGGTTTCTACCCCTAGAACCATTCCCTTTGGTATGCGGCAAATGCCGCTCCAATGGCCTACATCCGGCAAGTGCGAATTAGCCAGCACAACAAAGTCTGTTTTGCGCTTTGGCATTGAGACGAGATATCCCACGCTATAGATAATCCAAGTCGGGTCGTGATCCTTGGGTATCTCATGCCACCCAGAATCCTCGTCTGCGTCTATCCACTTCACCCGCACAAGCCGGTGTAGACATTTCTTCATTTTTTTCCACGTTTACGCTCACCCGGTGATGGCATGATGTAGCCCAACAAGAGAGGAATTAATAATGGGATCAGAACTATTGCACCCACCACCCAGCCTAGTGTCTCACCTAGTCGGGCCAGCAACGACCACACCGAGTCAACCTTTTTTTCGATCACTTCTTTCTTCTTTTTAATTTTTAGTATCGGCTCTACAACCACCTCACTTACCAAGTCTGCAATGACCGCTCCAGCTACAGCGCCAGCGGGGCCACCCACTGCTGATCCAATTACAGTGCCTGTTGCTGTGGTTGCTAACTTACCTGAAGTCACGCATCCACATAATGATATACATAAAATTAGTGTGAGTATAGTTTTTGTCAATCTCCTCCTCCCATTGCCTCTAATGGGATACTGCCATGACTTGGTTTAATACCGCGAGCCGCTTCCCACTGCGCTCTTGTAAGGACTGTTTTCTTAGCGATATCAACTCTCAGTTGCCGCAACTTATCCAGTTCCTTATCTTTATCAGTTGGGGACATATCAGGATCATCGTAGATTTCCCTAATACGCCTATTAATTCTTGCGATACTTTCTCGTATCTTGGTGTATCCCTTTTCCCAACGTAATACATCTCCATGCTCCTCTACTACCTGAAGAGCCTGTTCCACCATATTATCCCTCTTGTAGGCATCATAAGCGCTCTTGTACTTAGCTACTTCCAGCGCCTGTTCATAGAATAGAACGAGGTACTTATCGCTCCCCTTGGGATCACGGCGGTAAAACGATCCGAGCATATCAGTGACGTGCTTGGTTGGTTCAACAT